CCTGATGGCAATTAAATGCCTACCAACCGCTTAAAAGGGTTGGTACCTTCCAGCCTTGAGTCTGACGGTACTGGGACGTCCTGCACGTTCCAAGTGCCCCTCTTCGCTAGGCAAAATGCCGCGCTTGAGGAAGAACTTGAGGAGGGCCGGTCCGGAGTCCAATCTGTCGATTGGAAGCCGAGCCTCGACTGTAACACCCTTGACAAGAGGGCGTTGAAGTCGAGAATCCCAATGGGTGACATCATAGATGCCATCCAGAGAGACGCGGCCAACAACTGGGGAAGTCTCGAGGACCTTTGGATAAGGTATTAGCTTACTAATCCAACGGTCCAGGGTCTCAACAGTCCCGAATAGAGACAGGCTTTGGGCCTGATTTCTAAAAGAACTAAGAGACACGATTTCCTGAACGTGTGTAGGTCTGGTAGGGATATCACTACGAAGCTTGACGATGCTTACGTCATAGCCCGAGTAATACTCCTTACCACAAGACTCTCTGAACTTTCCTGTCCAGAAAGACTTGTCGCGATTCACGGAGAGCCCAAAGCGCTCCAAGATAGCGATGACCTCGTGCACATAGTCAATGGGGACGATCATATCGTCACCAAAGACACGTACCTGGCCATCAAAGGAATTAAGGTCCTTGATGGTCAACCGGTGCCCGAGCCCTCGTTCGATCCCGAGGAAGATAAGTGTTAAAAACACCATAGCTTCCACAGGAAAGCACAGGGCTGACCCCATAGACGCGTATTTGGCAAGTCTCACGACTTTACCATTTACGTCAGCCGAACGCGAACGACAAGCTTGAAGGCCCTCTTGCAAGGAGGGCCAAAGGTTTGTCATTCGGAGGACCAGCTGATTGGAAACTAGATCAGACGCCGCACTCAAGTCGAGCGTAGCGAGATCCGAACTAACGGATCCTTCGTGGGCCAGGTAACGATTAGGTTCCTGATCCTCGAAACTGACAAACTTCCGGAGGATGTCATCTCTCTGGAAGCCTTCGACAATCGACTCAAGGAGAGCTTGTTGCACATACTGCATGTGCACAGGTTCCTTGGCGATTAGACGAGGAGTTTTCATCGTTTTAGGGACAGTAATCACCTTAACAGGTGGCTCTTGTCCCGGGGTGAGCCATTCAAGATCATGCTCAAAAGAGAGAGAGATAGAGGGAGAAAGAAACTCTCTCGCTGGAAAAAGAAACTCCAGCCTCTCTGTCCAGGTACGCCAGTAGAACTTCTTGTTTCCAAGAGTTCCATCGGCAGTAGATCCTGGGCCATGCTTCGGAACCACATCACCATTATAGATCTTACGATCCAAATGGGTGAAAAGGTTCGTGTAAAGAAGGCGGGAGATGCGCTCGAAATCCTCATATTCATGAGGAAGCAGAGTGCGATCCGCAATCTTGACGGCTTCTTCACTAGAAAAATACTCATCGAAGGCAGCTGCAACCCGATGAGGGGTGCAATCGCGTTCAATCTTACTCCACATGCCAGAAAACTGGCGGATGGAATAGATAGCTTCGATAGAAGGATTATCTAGTAGAGCACCAGTACCACGGTCGAAGATGAGATCAAAGAAACGTGATCGACAAAACTCCTGTCGAGACTTCTTTCGAAGTCCTTCGAGAATTTTGCCATGGTGATCGTTAAAAACGAATCACCTTCTTCTTCAACACGCTTCTTGACCGTATTATTGTCAAGAAGGGTACTTATGCCAACTCGATCCCCAAGATCATTGAGGATCAGTTCTGCGAGTAACGTAAGGCTTTTCAAGCCTCCTCCTTCATAAGGGGGTAGTAGCTTCCATAGCCATGCATTACTTAGGGTTCAGTGCTTTGAGGATGTCCTGTTGCGGAGACCGAGGAGTGAAAACACTCCTACGACTCCGATAGCAGAGATACCCGCAAGGCAAATCGCCCCGCCCAGGAACAGATCGAAGATCCGTTCCACCTCAGTTCTCGCCTCCCACAAACTGCGTGAGGCGAGCGTTCGTACCCGCCGTGAGCGCCGTGAGGAGCTCGTTGACGACGGTGACCTGTTCAGCAGCCGTATAACCCTGCTTAGGGGTATCGATGAGCACATAAGCGCTCATCGAAACGGTGTTGTTCTGGCCAGCGACGAACGGATCGGCAGCAATCTTGCTGACGTCCACACGATAGATGTGACGATTACGCTTCCCATAGGAATGCGAAATCGTCAACGACTTCGTGCCGTCCGAAGACTTGAAAGTCCCGGACGAAGGGCCGAATCCAGTACGCGGAAGCGTAGTGGAACCGAGGGTCTGAGGATCAGCAAATGCCATGGCATTACTCTTTCTGTATGTTACGCCTCACGGCGATACGGATTGGTGATGAAAGGTGATAGCGATTCACAAAGTCGCTACCGGACAAGTTACCAAAGCTTGTTCGGACCCCGGGTAAGCCCCAGGGCACCAAGGATAGCCCATTGCTGAGCTGAAAAGGAATCGGGGTTTATTCCGAAACCATAAGGAGTTGCCTTGACACGCTGCTTTCGTTCAGTAACGAAAGTGGTTGACAAGTTACCGATCGTACGCGTTACGCGTTCCGGATGACGAAAAATCATCTGGGAATCGGTAGTGAAGGTCTTGGTGATAAGCGTATGCTTCATCAAGTACCCCCATTGCAACACCTGGCCATCGAGAGCTGCGGCATTGCCGTTCTGAATCAGAACGCCAATGTCCGACAGCCAATCGATAAACCAGGACCATGGCATTGCTTGCCAAAACGCGTTAGCATCAAGCCTAGCGCCGAGCCATTTGGAAGCTATCTGACTAGTGCGTTCGATGCGTGAAAACACATCGTCGCCTACAGCCAGATGGTACCTGAATGCTCCAGAGAACCACACTCTCGTGTAGTCTCTCCTGACAAGCGTGGCATTGTAAGAACCATTAGACTCAAGTCCAGCGCCACCCCACATCCCAAGAGGGTTGTTAGAGGTGCCGATGGGCGGCGGATCCACCATGACTTGATAGCCATAGAGTGAATCAGTCGCAGATCGAGTCTGATCGTTCTTGGGAAAGCTAAATCGGCGACGGACAATTTTGTCCGCGTCGCGCTCGTACTGGAGAATGATTTTATTAGCATTCACCATTGCGATTGCGATCTGCTTAACATCCGAAATGGTGGGAAGCCATCCGAAGATATAGTTGAGGTACTCAGAGCCAATGGCCTGAGGACCGCTTCCATCCTTCAGATTGCGACCCAACATCTTAGGAAAACCATCCTTAAGTTCAAGGAGGGAGGCAGCGATGCTAGCTTCTGATTTAGTTGGGGCACATGCAGCAATAGCACGTGCGCCCAGGGCAATATCGACATCTGTAATGGCGCCAGTGGTAAAACCGTTAGAACCAAGTCCCTCAAAAGAGGTAGTTGATTCTGTACCGATTCCACCATTGAACAAACCAATAGGACCTCGATAACCCCAATATTTCCTACCAGCAGAATCATCAAAATAAGATTCAAGGTATTCATAGCGAGGATTTGTCTTCGCAGTGAATTTCATGAGATCAAATTCGTGACCTGTATCCCCTCGAACTTTCGCATTTCTGCGTTCGTTCCCAAGGAAAAGGCGGGAAATACTGTCTAGATCAGATACGCCAGTTCTGTAAGAATTGACGTAATCCATACGAGCACTGTCGGAAGAATGGAAATGAAGAAGGTCATTAAGCTTGACCTGACTACGTTTCCAGCTTCCAACAGGGCCCTCCGCAGGAGAAGTTCTGTAGCCATAGGCTTCAGAAAATAAGGTCTTTCCAGAAAGGAAAGGCCTCTCGTTGCGGTACATACCAATGTCAGACATGGTTCCTCAATTGTGATATTTCATGCAGTTAGGGAAAACACCCTACACTGTTCGGATGAGATATTACTGCATAGAGCACGGATCTGAACCCGCCGGCACTAAAGTACCAGGGAGGGCCCTAAGG